TCCGAAGTCGGAAACAGATCAGCCAACCCCTAAAGGCGAACCAGATTCCAGGGTGAAAGTTAGTGAGGCTGCCGCGCCGGCAAGACCGGATCCGTCGATCGATCGAGGCGAGGCGTTCGTGCGAGAGTTCCGACGGGTGGCCCCGCTTCTCTGCCCGGACGAACCGATGGGCGTCGTTCTGGAAATGGCCGACTGTATCCGTCGCCGCCAATTGTCGGCCGACTGGTTGCTGGCTCGAGCGCGTGAGTTCAACGGGATGTTCGCCGAGCTGAAGGCCAAGGGCAAACCAACCAAGTGTGCCCCCATCGATACCTTTGCGAAGGTGTTCCGCGCTGAGTTGGCGAGAGTCAGTTGCCCGAAGCCCATTCAGACTCCAGTGGCAGCGAGGAACTGAGGCGAGCATGCTTGAGGCGTTGATCGACAGGAAGGCCCCGCCGCAAAACCTCGAAGCCGAGGCCTGCGTGATTGGTTCGATGCTGCTCTCGCCGGAGTGCATCGAGGAGGTTGTTGCGATACTTCCGGACGCCTGCGCCTTCTTCGATCAGATCAACGCCCAGGTGTACCGCCTGATCGTCGCGATGTTCCGAGCAAGGGTGCCTGTCGACACGGTAACGTTCGGCGAATGGACATCGAGGGATTCGTTCCGTGCGGAAGCGGTCGGTTTTGCTCCCACGGAGTATCTGGTCGACCTGTGGAATCGCGTCCCATCAGCCGCCAACGTCATGCACTACGCTCAGATCGTTCGTGAGCACTACCAGCGGCGAACGCTGGCCATGGCTTCTCTGGATGCCAGCAACAGGCTCGCGGGCGAAACGGGGCCCGACGAACTTAAAGAGGCCGTCGGTGATCTGCAAGAACGGTGCGCTTCCACGATGGAGTGGGGGGCTCTCGGCAAGACACAGAGACTGAGCGAGTTGGCGAAGGTGGCGTTGGAAGCGGGGACGCGATCCACCCGCATCGACTTCGGCCTGCCCTCCCTCGATCGCTTCACGCCGTTCCGTGGGGAATATCAGATCGCGGGTGCGAGACCGTCTACCGGCAAGACCACGCTGTTGCTTCAGCTCGCGTGGAATGTTGCCTGTCGCGGTGACGCGGTGCTGTTCTTTTCGCAGGAGATGCCGGCCGGGGATCTGGCTCTCAGGCTGTTGTCGATGCTGTCGGGAATCCAGGTGTTTGACCTGCGCACGGGATCGTATCCGTCCGAGATGGAAGGCTCGTTGCAATGGGCTCGCGAACAACTGCAGCGGAATGACGACAAGTTGATCTTCGCTCCACGCCAGGCGTCGATTGACAGTATGAACGCCGAAGTCAAACGCTTCAGGCGGCAACATCCCACGGCCTCGCTGGTGTGCGTCGACTATCTCCAACTCGTTGACAGCGGCGGTCGGGGTGAAACCCGTCACGAGCAGCTCGGCCATGTGTCCGCCCAGATGAACGCATGGAAGCATGACGGCTTGGCCGTGGTGGTGGCGAGCCAGCTCAACCGCGATCAGGCTCGGACCGACCGCGAACCCCAACTGACGGACCTGCGCGAGAGCGGAAAAATCGAGGAAGACGCTGACATTGTCTGGCTGTTGCACAGAAAAGACCGAAAGCAGTGTGGCCCGCGCGACGTGAACGTGATCGTCGCGAAAAACAGAAACGGAGCCACTGGAGAAGTTCAACTGGTGCTGGATCCGCGGGCATTTCTGTTCCGGGACCCCACGGACGCACTGAAGGGAGCGATTGCAGATGAGTGGGACGGCTGAGTTGGTGCATGACGAGCTGGAGCAGGAGGCAATGGATGAATCGGGGCGGACTGACGCGACGCTGGAAGACGCGCCGTCTCCGCTGCTGAAGATGCCTATCGACACGCTGACGGATTTCGGCGTGGACTCCGAGTTGATCGCCAAAATCAAGAGTTACGGCATCGATACGCTCGAAGATTTCTGCGATTCATGGGATGGGCCGGATTCTGTATTGTCCGACACAGACCGATTCGCTCACGACGAAATCGGTTCCATCAGCGCGGCTTACAACAAGGTTTGCGACGCGGTCGATGCCGGCACACCGGTCGAAGAAGCGGACGTAGCGGGGGCGACGGTTGAAACTCCGGCGGAGGTTGCTCCTTCAAACCAAGCCGCCGCACCCGTGGACGATCGCGTCGATCATGGCAAGCTGCTCCAGATTCAGGCGGCCGAAGCGGAGGTTGCGGAGGCTGAGACGGCGTTCGAACTTGCCAAGGCCAGGGCCACGCAGGCAAAGAAGATCTTTGACTCGGCGGTTGACCGTCTTCGCCAGACCATTCGATCACCGTTCCAGCCGCTACTTCCTGGTCTTGGAACGCCGACGTCCGCGGAGTCTCCGACCGTAGAGGCCGCATCGACGGAAGCCGTTTCAGACGTGGCACCTACCGAGCTGACGCCATGGTGGGCGGAGCCGATCGAAGGCCTCAAAGAGTACGGCGTAGCTGAACAGGTCATTGCCAAGCTTCGAGACCACAACGTCACCACTCTCGGGGAATTCATGGAACAAGTGGATCGGATTGAGAACGAGGAGTGGATTGACGCCATTCGAGATCAGACGCAGTTTGAGACTACGGGGACCGACGACCTGGCAGTGCTGTACCGGGTCTACAACCAGATCGAGAAGCAGTATGACGTCGACGGTGGTTTGTCCGAGATGAAGGCTTCAAAGGCTGTCGTGGAACAGGCCCCGGCCTCTGAAACCCCCGAGGCCCAACCCGAAGATGAGGACAATGCCTGGCGCTTCGAGAAGCTGGAAGTGCTTCTGAACTACGGCGTCAAACCTCGAACTATCGAACTGATCAAGCTCGCCGACTTCTCGCCTGAGACGTTGGGTGACGTTGCCACGTGGTTCGCTGCGAAGCCTGGACGGAGTTGGACCAGCATCCGTGGCATCGGTTCGGGTCAACAGCAAATCCTTGAGGACGCGCAGGAGCAGTACTTCGCGGACCGGAAACAGAATTTGGGGAATCCATGATGTTGTTGTAGAGGACCGCCATGCGGGAACACATGAACCCGCCTGGCCGTTGGAGAGCACGATGCGTGGCTTAACGATCTGTCAACCATACGCGAGCCTGATCGTTCAAGGCGACAAGCCCGTCGAGAATCGAGGTTGGTACACGACCTACCGTGGTCCGCTTGTGATTCATGCTGGAAAGTCGAGGGATTGGCTCCCCACCTGTCCAGAGTTTCGTGGCACCCTCGTGTTCGGTGCTGTTGTCGGGGTGGCCGAACTGTATGACTGCATGCTCTATGAGCGACTGCCTGTGGATCTACGATCGCACAAGCACGCTGTCGGACCATGGTGTTGGTTGCTGCGAGATGTACGACGCATCGAACCGATTCAGTGGTCTGGAGCCCAGGGCCTATGGAACGTTCCCGCAGCGCTCGAGGCGAGGATCAATGCGATGCTCATGGAGGTGACGATTCGTGGGTGAGAGCACGCGAATTCCGTGGACGGATCACACGTTCAACATCGCGTGGGGATGCACACCAGTCTCGGAGGGTTGCCAGAACTGCTACGCCAAGACACAGGCCGAACGGTTCGGCTTCGATGTGTGGGGACCGGACAAACCTCGTCGTACATTTGGTCAGAAGCATTGGCGGGAGCCGTTGAAGTGGAACGCGGCTGCAAAGGCCGAGGGACGGCGGCACCGCGTCTTCTGCTCATCGATGTGCGACATCTTTGAGAGCCACCCGACGATCTATGATGAGTTGGGGAAGTTGTGGGCGGTGATTCGGGCAACTCCATGGCTCGACTGGCAACTCCTGACCAAGCGCCCTGACTGGATGAAGATCAGGCTTCCATTGGGCTGGGGAGATGGCTGGCCGAATGTGTGGCTTGGAACGACGATCGAGAGCAGTCGCTATGCCCACCGAGCCAACTACCTGAGAAGAATCCCTGCCGTTGTACGGTTCATATCGTGCGAACCTGCCCTTGGGTCATTGTACGCTGTCGATCTGAAGGGCATAGATTGGGTCATCTATGGAGGCGAATCTGGCCCGCAATTCCGACCCCATCAATTGGAGTGGGCTCGAAATCTGAGGCGTTGGTGCCAGGCTAGCGGCGCGGCGTTTTTCTACAAGCAGGGTAACGGGCTGAAGGCCGGAACCGATCCAATGCTTGACGGAGAGGTGATCCAGGAGTGGCCGGTTCCTCGGCTCGTGGAGGTGACGACGTGAGCGACCATGAGCCTCGGGTGGGCGATGTCGTGTGGCACGTGACGGCTCAGGCCGCACCGCGGCTGTGTGTGGTTCGCGTCTGTGAGGATGGGTCTGAAGACATCCGGCTCGGGACGATTCGCGAAAGCGGACCCTCATGGCCGGCCCGACGTGTGGACGTTCGACTGGCAGGCATCCTCTCTCCCGGTGGCGAGATCGTGCATTGGAACGTGAACCATGGCTGATGGTACAGCGAAGAAGTTTGACAACGGGAAGACCCGCCTTGATTTGCTGCCGGTCGGGCCGCTCCGGGATGTCGCGGACGTCCTTGAAAGGGGTGCCGAGAAGTACGGACCGCAGAACTGGCTCAAGGGTCTGCAGTGGTCTCGATGCTATGCCGCCACGTTGCGGCACTTGATGGCGTTCTGGGAGGGCGAGGATCTGGATCCGGAGACTGGTCTTCCACACCTCGCCCACGCTGCGTGCGACGTGCTCTTCCTGCTGCAATGGCGTCGTACCCACCCAGAACTGGACGACCGTGTGAGGCATGCAGAAATGGACCCGCGCGACGGGGTTAGGAGGATAACACCAGATGAACGATCAGATCATGGAGGGTCTGCAACGCATCGACCGGGCGGCGGCGGAACTGCTCGAGTCGGCCGAGGCACCGTGGATGCGAGGCGTCCTTCATCAACCCAACGATCCAGACGGCCTGCCGACGGCTGAATCGATCCGACTGCACAAGACACTCGATCGAGTCCGACAAGCGTCGGCCGCTCTCGACCTTATCCTGCGACTGACAGCGGGCGTCACCGCGGTAACCCCGCGAGATCCGGCCGCCTGGGAACAGCGAACGGCCGCACTGGCCGCCAGACGCATCGGTATCACCGCCGAGGTCTACCTGGCCCACCGAAGGGCCGGCCTGCGATGGTGTTCGCGGTGCAAGGCGTGGCATCCGCGACGGGCGTTCGCCAGACGGGTGGCATCCCGCGACGGTTGTCACAGCGTATGCACGGCCTCATGGAGGCAGGTCAACGGTTCGCCCTCCGCCTCGTAGCCACAGGCTAAGATCGACCGCATGGATACGTGCGTACACCCCGCCGAACACAACCGAACGTCGCTCCGCCTCGAATGGATTGAGGCCGGATCGCTGTCACCCAACCCCATGAACTGGCGTCGGCACCCGGAGGCTCAGAAGCAAGCCCTCCGATCAGTGCTTGCCGATCCTGAAATCGGCTGGGCCGGGGCCCTCCTGTTCAACGAGAGAACGGGGAGACTCATTGACGGTCATGCCAGGAAAGAGGTTTCAGATCCGAACGCCCTTGTTCCAGTCCTCGTGGGTTCGTGGTCAGAAGAGGCAGAGCGAAAGATACTCGCCACCCTGGACCCCATTTCGGCCATGGCAGAGGCGGATGCCGCGATCCTCAAGCAACTACTCGAAATGGCGGACGTTGGCGCCATACCACTTGAGGACATGTACGGAATCTCCATCCCAGAAGAGGGCGGACTCGAGAAGAGCCCGTCCGGCGAACTAGTTCGCAAGTTCGGTGTTCCACCCTTCTCCATCTTCGACACGCGGCAGCAGTACTGGCAGGACCGAAAGCGGCTTTGGCTATCGCTGGGCATCCAGAGCGAGTTGGGCCGTGAAGCCCCTCCGGGCGGCGGAGGCGGCATCTATGGGCGAAAGGGAATATCGGCCAAGTACAGGGAGAAGTACAAGGGTGTCAGGAAGGCAAAGCCAAAAGCATGACGGCGTTTCGGCCGGCCTCACGTACGGGGCGTTCGGCCCACAGTTCCAGGCGCCGGACTGCGGGACGAGCATCTTCGACCCCGTGCTGTGTGAGGTGTGCTATCGTTGGTTCTGCCCCGAGGGAGGGCATATCTTCGACCCGTTTGCCGGCGGCTCCGTCCGCGGAATCGTCGCGGGGTTTCTCGGCTATCGGTACACCGGAATAGAACTCCGCCCGAAGCAGGTTGAGGCAAACAAGGTCCAGGCCGAGAGCATCGCCAAGGTCAACCCGGACCTCATCATGCCGCGTTGGGTCATAGGCGACAGTTCCAAGATGCGAGACCACCTGGAGCCGGCCGACAGCGGCTTCGACATGATCTTCACCTGCCCACCTTATTTCGATCTTGAAGTGTACTCGGACGACCCGCGGGACGGATCGACGATGCACGAATACAACGAGTTCATCGAATGGCTTACTGCAATCGTAAAGGCTTCCGTCGGTAGACTCGCGGAAAACAGGTTCGCCGCCGTGGTCATCGGAGAGGTGCGTGGGAAGGACGGGGCATACGTCAACCTCGTTGGCGATGTTACACGGGCATTTATAGACGCCGGCATGGCATACCACAACGAGGCGATCCTCATCACACCCGCATGCACCCTCCCCCTGCGAGTAACAAGCCAGTTTCCCAGGGGCAGGAAGTTGGGTAAATGCCACCAGAACGTACTCTTCTTCTGGAAAGGCGACGTTCGGAAGATCGGTGATGTTCTGGGGCCTGTGCCGCTTCCTGAAGCGATAGACAGCAAGATACAGAGTGGTGACGTCGCATGACCTCGCGCGCGAGCAAACCCGGCAAGTACTTCAGATTGCCCGCGAAGGTGCGTGCCGTCGTCCTGGTCGACCTGGCCGGACAACTGTCTCGCATCATGGCACAACTCGGGTCCATGGGGCTCCGATCACGCCCAGCCAAGGAACTATTTCGAAAGTTCCTGACCACGCATCCCAAGGTGATCGAGTACTTCGGCTCCCAACCTATCCCTGTGATCTACTGGGAGACCGTGGAGCAGCTTGTCAACGAGGCGATGGAGGTCGCCAAACGCCTGTCCCCGAACGGAGGTAAGGAGCTACTCGACGAGGTGGCGGCCACGCAACGTGAGGCCAAGCGACTCGCGTTTGATGTCTTCCAGAAGACCGACTCGGACAAGACGAAACTGTACAGCCTGGAGATCGCCAGCCGGGCGGCCGACCGGATGGCCAAGCTCCTGGGGATCGATGGAAACCAGGCTACGGCCCAGACCGATTGGGCGGCCACCTTGGCCGAAGCCCAACGCCGAATGCATGAAAGCACTTACCCGGAGGGCGAGACTCATGACGGGTAGCGGCCCAACGCCTCGATGGACACCCTTGCGATACCACCCAGTGCAACACCGGCTGCAAACCATTCGCCTGCGCCGTCGGGAGGGCCTGCCCTTTCCGCACATCGCGTACGTCTGGGCCGGGCGCCGCAGCGGCAAGACCGAGATCCTCAAACGCGAGGTCGTCATGGCGTCGTGCGAGCCCAAGCCGTGGCCCAATCCGCGGTACTTTCTTGGGGGGCCCACCCATGATCAGGCGAAGGCCATTTTCTGGGACGACCTCAACCGACTGGTTCCGTCCGGATGGGTTCGCAAGCGGAGCGATTCGGAGCTGTTCGTACGCATGGTGTGGGGGGCGGAAATCCACGTGTTGGGGCTCGACAAGCCGGCGAGGATGGAGGGACCGCCGTGGGACGGTGGCGGAATCGACGAGTCTTGCGACCAGAAGTTGAAGGTATTCGAGAAGTCGGTCTGGCCGGCAGTGGCTGACCGTAAGGGGTGGGTATGGCGTGTGGGCGTGCCCAAACGGGACGGCCCTTCGTCGCTGGAGTTCCGAGAGAAGTGTGAGGCGGCAGAACGCGGCGAACTCCCCGATGCGGAGGCGTTCCATTGGAAGTCGGCCGACGTCCTGGATAAGGCGACCATCGACACCTATAGACGTACGATGGATCCGAAGACGTTTCGCGAGCAATTCGAGGCCGAGTGGGAGACGGCCAGCGGCCTGGTCTACTATGCGTTCGACCGGAAGCTCAACGTCCGGCCATGCTGCTACGATCCGACGCTGCCCATCCACGTCGGTTCAGACTTCAACATGAACCCGATGGCCTGGGAGTTGGCGCAGGACAAGCCCGGGTCTCAGCAGACCCGTCTAGAGGTGTTCGACGAACTCTACGTCAGGGACGCCAACACCGAGCAGACGCTTGACCTGCTGTTCAGCCGCTACCCCAACCACGCCGGAGGCTGGCATTTCTACGGCGACGCGACAGGCCAGGGGCGTCGCACGTCGGCAAGTCAATCGGACTACCAGTGGATCCTGAACGACCGCCGATTCGAGAAGGCCGGACGGTCTGTGCACTATCCGGCATCGAATCCGAGGCAGCCCGACCGATACGCCAGCGTCAACGCCATGCTCCGGAACGCCCTGGGCGAGGCGAGGCTCATCATTGATCCGAAGTGCGTCCATCTGATCCAGGACCTGGACTCCGTAACCTATTCCGAGGGGACCCGTGAGGCCTCGAAGGACGTACCGTGGTTGACGCACTCCAGCGACGGCCTGGGCTATATGGTGCACTGGATGTACCCGATCTGGTCGGCGGCGAACGACGAACCGCCCAACCCCAACTCACGCTTCGGCGTGGGTATCTACTGACGGAGAATCGAACGATGCCACTGATGAATCGAATCCGACGGATGCTGGCCCGAACCCTCGTCGACGCGCCGCTGCCGGCGGGAGACGGCGAACGCACCGGGTCTCAAACCGCATCCGGCGGTTCCGGACAGTCCGGGGGCAAACGCAGCCGCGGCGACCTGGCCCGCTATCGACAGATGCGTCGGAACCCGACGATCGCCCTCGCCAGGGCGGCCAGTCTCGCACCGATCCGGCTGCACAAATGGGCGTATACGGGGCCGGACGCCCCGGACGACATGATCGCGTTCGTGCGCGGGGTGATGGAACCCATGGAATCCGGGATCGTCAAGAACGCCCTGTACGCCGTGGACTACGGTTTCAAACCCTTCGAGAAGGTGTGGGCGCGAGACGACAACGGGCGGCTGGTCTACGAACGGATCAAGCCTCTGTCGATCGAGAAGTCCGAGCTTCGGCTCGACGCGAACGGCTTCGCTGGCATCAAGCAGGAGGACGTCATTCTGACGCCCGAATACGCTTGGTGGTTCACGCACGACCAGGAGGATGACGACTACTTCGGCCAGAGCCGCCACGAGAACATCCGCCCCGAATGGGAGGCGTGGTGCCAGTTGCGATCCAAGACCCTTCGCTATGCGGACCTCGCGGCCGGTGCCAAGCCGATCGTCGAACACCCTGGCGGTATGTCGCGGGATCGCAACGGGGCGGAGAGGCCGGACTATCAGATCGCCGAAGGCGTCGTCAACGACCTGTCGGCCGGCAAGGGCGTCTACATGCCCAACAGCCTGGCTCAATATGCCAAGGACCTTCTGAACCGCGGCGTGGACGTCTCGAAGTTCAAGGCGTGGAACATCTCGTTCCTCGAGCCGAAGAACACGCACGGCGATGAGTTCATCGCGATGATGCGGCATTTCGAGAGCCTCATGCTCCGCGGCTGGCTATGCCCCGAGCGAACGGTGACGGAGGGGCAGTACGGAACGAAGGCCGAATCGGAGGCCCAGGCGGACGTCGCGATGCAGGCCGCCCAGGAGCTTCTGAACGAGTTGATTGACGGTGTGAACACCGGCCTGGTCCAGCCGCTTCTGGTCTACAACTTCGGCCCCGAATTCCGGAACGCTGTCCGCGTGGAAGCCAGCCCATTGCAGGACCAGAAGCGGGCCGTGCTCGAGAAGATCATGGCGGCCCTATTGGCCTCGCCCGATACGGCCAGGCTGTGGTTGGACGTTGATGCGGCGATGGATTACCTGGGCCTGCCGAAGGTGCAGGCCGTGATCGACAACACCGAACAGGACGACGCGGACGGCGACAATCCGGAAGAGGTCGCCGACGCCATCCTGCGATATGGCGACGCACGGGGGGCAGCGTGATCCTCACCGCGTCGGCCATCCCGCATCGACCGTCGAGCCTGTCGCGAGGGACGGAGTCGGACCTGAATCGCCTCGAACGGCTCGGCCTGATCGGAGGGCAGCGATACCTGACGATTCTCAGGCACGCCGTCCTGTCGGCGGTGCGGCGCGGACGGTCGGTCAACGTGGCCATCCAATCGACGCTGCCGATTCTGTCCCGAATGGTCTCGGCCGCCATGCTGACCGGGGCCCTGATGGGTTATGCCCGCCCGCGTCAAGCGGCGGGACTGACCCGCGGCCGCCGGATGAAGTTCGAGGCGGCGCCAGAGGCGGCCTTCGACTGGGCGCTCGAGTGGGCCAGACACAACGCCGGCCTGGCCGATCGCCAGGTGGCGGCCATCCGACGCGAATACCTGGCCGAGGGCAAGACGACCGCGGCCGACTTCGGCCAGACGCTCGGGACACGCCTGAACAAAGCCCTCGTCGAGGTCGTGTCCAGCGGGGTGCACGTGCAGGGGGGCATGCGGATCGTCGAGACGGCCCTTCGCGACTCCGGCGTCGATCCGGACACGATCGGCAAGGGCACTGTCGAGACGCTGGTTCGCACGCAGGCGATGCTGGCGTACAACGCCGGCGGATGGGCCTCCAACAAGAACCCGGACGTCGATTGGCTCGTCTGGGGCTATGAATACGTGACCGTCGGAGACGACCGCGTCCGTCCGACGCACGAGGCCCAGGAAGGGGTTCGCAAACCAAAGGACGATCCGTACTGGAATATCTGGTGGCCCCCAAACGGGTACAACTGCCGCTGCGTCGCCGAGATGATCCTGAAGGGCGACAAGGAGGCCCAGGCAACGGAGGACCTGCAGCCGGTGGTCGAGGTCCGGGGTGTGCGGTATCTCAACGCCCCCGATAAGGGCTTCGCGTTCAACCCGGGCAAGCAGCTCACGGAGATCATCGGCGGACCTCCGCCCAGTTCCTATCCGAACCCCAAGCCGACGCCGCCTGACAAGCCATCGCCCGAAGCGTTCAAGCTGCCGGCGGATGGAAAGGTCGAGCCGGTTCCATTGGGGCCGATACCGCCTGAGTTGCCGGGCGAATCTCCGTCGGGGCAATTGGCTCGGTGGTCGAACTCGGATCGGATGATGGAGGCCTTGGGCCAACAGACGTTCGACGTCTCTCCGGCAGAGGCCGCTGCGATGCAGAAGGAGTCAAACCGACTTTCAGCGCTGTCTCTAGAGGCGGCCAATGATTCCAAGATACGGGAAGCCCAGCAGATGGCGATACGGGCGGCCGAGCTAGAATACAGTGGCCGCCAAGCCCGTTCTCAGCACGAAGACGTGTTCTTCAGGCTGCTGGGTACGACAATCGCCGACGTTGGTCAGGTGAACCATGCCATTAACGCAACCGTACCGTGGGAGAAACAGCCCTTCATTCACGATGCCCTGCGGTGGCTTACCGGGACCATGGGACCGGACTTGGCGAAAAACCTTCCGGTGATCGGATGGGGCTACGATGCCAATCAGTCAAGGGCGGCCTATCACGTGGACTCGGCATCAGCCATCTTGTGTCCCACTTCTACGGTTGAATCGTGCCTGCACGAATTCGGTCACCACATCGAACGATCGCGTTCCGCTACGTCCAGGCTCGCTAGGCGGTTTCTTCATGAGAGAACAGAGGGTGAGGATCTTACCAGCCTGAAGGAGTTGTTTCCGGACAACAACTTCCGGCCGAATGAGTTTGCCCGGAAGGATCGTTTCGACCTGCTATTTGAGAATCCTATTGAGGCATGGTACACTGGTAAAGACTACGGGATCGAATCAAGCACAGAGCTCATCGCTATGGGGTTGCTAGCCATGTATCGCGACCCATACCGTTTCGCCCGCGTGGACCCGACATTCTGCAGGTTGATCCTGGCTGTGTTGCGAGGCGGACTATGACCCGGAATGGACACATCGACGTCACCAGTAGCGCCGGAGCGCATTGGCATATTGAAGTGTCCTGCCTGAAGGAGGGGGAGCCGTTCAGTGGGTATCCCGATCTCGTCATCGGCAACCTGAACCGTATGGCACGGCTCAACCACTGGATTGGGTCTCCGTTCGACTATCGCTTCCATCTGCTCGCCGAAGCATCCAAGGTTCTCCAGCGTTCAGGCTGCGCGCCTGTCGTTCATTGGCCTCGCACTGACCTGGACCCGGAGCCTAGAGCGGACGAAGTCTGGTAGGACTGTCCTCGCGGCCTTTCATTCCATCCCTCTAGAATTTCCATGACAAGCCACTGGGCGCACGTAGCCACGTGCTAGCTTTGTGGCCATGAGCAGGAACCGACCACCCCGGAAGTTGGCGTGTTTTGGGGCCGACAGTCCCACGCAGGCCCTCACGTCTGCCGAAGGGACCGAACTGCCTTCCCAGAAGTTCCGCAAGACAGTCATCCGCTGCGGCCAGTATGTGCACCCGCACAAGGGGTGGAAGCTCACCGTCGATGAGAACCGGATGCAGCGATGGGTCAAGACCTTCGACCGGATGAATTCCGGCGGGGTTCAGGTGCCGATGGTCAAGGACCATACGGTGACCGCCGACACCACGCTGGGATTCGCCGACCGGCTCTTCGTAGCCGATGAAGGGCACGGCAAGGAGTTGGTGGCTGAGTTCACGGCCATCGGACGCGAGGCGATCGAGTGCGTCCAGCGCATTCGAAACGTCTCCATCTGCGTGGAAGAGGACGTACGCGACGGCCTGGGCCGGGCGTATGGCGAGGCCATCACACACATCGGTTTCACGCCGGTCCCCGTTGTACCAGGACAGTCAGACATTCGTATCGCCGCCTCGCTCGGCCAAGGCGACGAGGCGATTCCCATGTGCTTCCTGATGGCCGACAACCCCGAACCCGACATGAAAGGACGTCCCATGGACCTCAAGGCCATTGCCGAAATCCTCGGACATCAAGGCGAACTGACGGAGGCCGGCCTTCCGGAGGCCGTCAAGGCGGCCCTCGACGCACAGAAGGCCACGAACGGCACGCTCACGACGCAGGTGACCGACCTGACCGCGGCCGTCGAAACGCTCAAGAAGGAGCTTGAAGCGGCCAAAGGCGGCGCCAAGGCCGAAGCGAGCCTCTCGCCAGACGCCCTCGAGGACAGCGCCGAGGCGGTGGCCGATCGGCTCCACGCCGTGGCCCTGAAGCTCGGCCTGACCCCGGATGCCGAGAGTAAGCTCTGCGCCGTTCTGACCGGTCCGGCCGCGAACCGCAACGTATTCATGCTCTCACGCACGGATACGCCCAACGACAAGGGCAGGCGGCCTGTTCGAGCGATGGCCATCATCGATGCCCTCGATGGCATCGACCCCAAGACGCTGATCCAGACAGGAAGCAAGACCGGAACGCAGGCACGCTGCTTCAGCTTCGGCGATGACTCTTCGGAGACCAAGCGGCTACAGCAGGAAATCGAGGCCCGGTCAAAGGCGGTCTATCAACCGGCCTGAACGATCCGGCCACGCGAGTGAAACGCTGGCGACCAAACGTCCGAATTCGGACCTCATGAAAAGGAGTAGAACTCATGCAGCTTGCGGGAAATATGCCGGGTGTGACCACGGCACAGTCCGTGACCTTCACGTCGGTGTTGAAGTCGGTCATCGGGAAGATGGTGCAGGCGATCAAGCCGATCATCATGGACGGCTCGAAGAGCCGAGACATCCGGAACACGCCGACGACCATCATTGGCCCCGGCCTGATCATCGGCAAGATCACGTCGGGCGGGAAGTACGCCCCGTCGATCATCGGAACGGTGGGCTCCTCGTATGCGGGCACCGCCACCTCGCTGACCCTGTCCGTCGCATCGGCCGTCGAACTGGTCCGCCGCGTCGGTTCCAGCGGGACCTTCAAACTGACTGGTCCCCCGACCGCATCCGGCACCGTTCGCACGGTGACGGTCACCTACTCGGCCGTGGATACCGCGACCGGTGTCGTGACCATCTCGGCGATCGGCGTCAACGAGGTGCAGACCGTCACGGTGAGCGGCAGCGTCTCGGCCGGGACGTTCGTCATTCGCGTCGGCGACATCGCGACCGGACCGATTGCGTACAACGCCAATCAATCGGCGATCCAGTCCGCCCTCGACAGTGCCTTCGGAACCAACGGAGTCGTCGTGGCCGGAACCCTGGCGTCGTTCACCTTGACCTTCAGCGGTACGGGCTACGCACAGACCGACGTGCCGATGGCCGTCATCGACTGTGCCGGCCTGACGGCCGGGACCAAGATCTTGGTCGAGCAGACCACGCAAGGCGTCGACGGCCGATTCGTTTCCGGCTCCTTGGTCCAGCCGACCGACGGCAGCGAGACCCCGTTGCTGATCGTGGGCACCGGTGACGGCTCCGGTTTCAAGGTGGTCGACCCGGACGGGAACAACATCGACGTCTTCGTCCCGGAGGCCCTGATCGGCGGCCAACTCGATGTCGCCTGCATCGGGCAGTATCCGACGGATACGTCGCTGATCGCGTGGTTGAAGAACCAATTGGCGGCGAAGGGCCAGCAGTTCTTCTGGTCCGACGATCTGTAATCGACGACGGCCGGCCGAAGGCCGTCCGTTTGGGTTTCCGCCCCGGATTCGGGGTGCACCAAACTGCAAAGGAGCCATGACGTGTCCAAGACCTTGCAAGACCTCATCGGGTATCGGGTGATGACGGGAATCATCCAAAACCCTGCCGGTGGCATTCCGGCCAACATCCTTCCCGCGGAATTCACCCGGGTGACGCGGCGCATTACCGGGAACCAATGCTCGTGGATCCAGATTTCGGGAAATCGACAGGTGGCCCAGTTGGTCGCCTACGGGGATCCGGCCAAGCGGCGCAACGTGAGCGGTGTCTCTGAGCGATCCGCCATCCTAGGCCACACGTTCGAGGAGCACAGTATTCCGGCGGCAGTCCTGTCCCACCTGCAGGCCTACGATAACCCGCAACGCCAACTCATGGGACAGCAGGAGATCGATCGGCGCCTCAAGGAGTTCCGAACGATCCTGAACAACTGGCGTCTGGCCATCCTCCATTCGGTCCTGGCTAACGGGAAGATCTGGTTCGACAAGGATGGCAACCTGTTGCCGTCGGCCAGCGGTGCGGCGGTTACTGTGGACTTCGGTATCCCGACGAGCGGTGATGTCTGTGCCGGCAATATTGCCAGCAACACCGGCACGAAGATTCTCACGACCGCCGGGGCCGAGAAGTGGTCCATCGCAGGCACGAACATCCCCAAACACGTCCAGATGCTTCAGAAGCTGGCGGCACGGTACACCGGGTACCAGTTGGAGTATGCGTTCTACGGGGAGAATGTCCTGGGTTATCTGCTGTCCAACACCGCCATCCAAACGCTCTTCGTGAACAACGGTCAGCTCCAGGCGAGCCTGATGCAGGGTGTCATCCCTGACGGCTTCCTTGGGATCCGCAAGTGGGTCCCAGTGGACCGCGCGTTCTATGTGGATGCGTCGGGAACCGTCCAGGCATTCTTCAACCCCGAAAAGGTCGTGTTCACGCCGGCCCCCACCCCCGAATGGTGGGACGTCGTCGAGGGTACATTCCCTGTTCCGACCAATCTGGGAGGCGTGGCGGCAGACGCGGCCGAGGCGGCTACCTGGGTTGACGAGGTGAGCGGAATGTTCTCCTACGCGGTTCTGACCCACAACCCGGTCGGTCTGAACCACTTCTACGGGGACACGTTCCTGGCGCTTCAGAGGGTGACGAAGGCCGTGTTCCACGCGACCGTGAACTGGTAGGTCTTACTCCCAGTCGACGCCAGCGTGGTACTCGCCGACCCGCTGGCGTCGACTTTGTTGACGCCGCGAGGTGCCGTCATGCCCGACCCGACGATTGAAACGCCCTTTGATTCGGGGCCCAACAACTTCGCCGTGCCGATGGCCAAGCAGATCAAGATCACCTGGCCGGTCGGTTCGCTGTCAGGATCCACAGAACGGCACGCCATAACCCTGGATATGCGGGCGTACAGGTTTCTGGAGGGGACACTTCAGGTGCCGACGCAGGCGGACCTGACCGTCACGGCAAAGGCCTACGCCGTCATCTCCGAGAGCGAGACTGACAAGGCGAACGGAGCGGCATTCACGTTCGCTTCGGGATCCCAACTCAATCCGGGGCAATCCGGCAAGATCAAGACCGAGCCGATCTGCTCTACAACACTGTGCGCTGTCGGTGGGACCGTTCCGAAGGCGCCGCCGTTCGTCCTGATCACGATTCAACCGTCCGACACCGTATCCGCCGGGCCCGTTACGTTGCTGCTGACCATGCGTCGATAGGGGAGGACGACGGTGTCGATCCTGCGATTCAATCGAAAGCAGCCGCTGGGTTCCGGAGGCCTGGCCCACTACGGGGCCATGTCGCACGCCGACACCGAATTCGGCTGGGTGCGAACCGCAGGAGGCGGAGCGATTCATGCCGAGTGGCTGTCTAACACACCCGACAACGCACGCGTCTATCTGAACGGCCAGGCTGGAAGCGCCGAACGGCCCTGGAATGAGTTTCAGTATCGGTTTGGCGGTGCCGTGTCCTCGGGCTTGCTCGTTCTCGACAGCTTCTGTGAGCACATGAACCACATGAACAGCTCGGAGGCGTGCGAGCACCGAATTCAGTTGCGAAGCGGTAGCACCGTGGTCGCCGAACTGGTATTGACCCGTGATGCCACGTTGGGACCCATCGCACGCCTGGTGGGCGATGGGGAATCGAAGTACATCCTCCTGTCACCTCAATCGAACTTTCAGACCCTGCACGAGATCCTGTTGCTCAACTTGGACACGGGACGGTTGACGTGCCTGCTCGGTCATACGGATGCCGTCGTGAACGTCTACATCAACCGCCATGACGCTGCCCTGATGGGACGATGCCATGCGTCGCGGTGGGGCACCGGAGACGAGGCCTCCGATGGGACGATCGGGGCGGCCCCGGCAGCCATCGATCGGGCGGTATGGCGGTTCCAGGACCCCGCCAACCCATCGCTTCAGAGCCATATGGAGTACGACGGGCGATGGGTGTCCATCGGGACCGATCCGCTATTCATCGTCGGAGACCCGTCGGCGATCGCTATGGCTGACCTGATCAACGGACGATCGTGTGGCGTCACGGCGATCCCCGTGGTGGGACCCGCCCAACTGAATCTCTACACGCTCGAGGACTATGGACGGACGCTGTGTCAGCCGTCATCAGGAACCCGGATAGGAGAACCGTCGCTGGCATCGACGGCCGGTCCCATGCCCGCACTGCTCGGCGTGGGCGGCAAACGGTTCATGGTGTGTGCCGGAAACGACGTGCCCCGCACCGGCTTCATCACTCAGCCCATGTCAGTGAGGTACACCGGATCGGCCACGGCGGCCACGGTGGAGATCACCTCGACGGCGATGGTGATCCGAATCACGAACGGCGGTAACACGGTGACGTCCACACTGGACTGGGAGACCTATCCGTCCCTGGTCGATTTCGTCGGGGACGGTTCCGGCGTCTTCTTAGTCCCCGGCGTGAGCCATCCGGCTATCGGGGATGCGGCCTCACGGTTCCTGTCGCCCGGTTCGACGACATCACGATTCGTCCCGATGGCGCCGATCTCTATCCTGAACACCACGGTGAACCTGGACTATCGCGACTATCGACCGATGACCATGATGCGGTCGGCGATCGAGTCGCTGGTGACGCAGATCCGCGGCATTACGGGTGTCGTTCCGATCGTGTGCACGCCGACACCTCGCGGTGGCGAAGGCTTCTCCCAGGAGGTCCGAACAGCATCGGCCCAGGCCGACGTCGAGGAATACCGAACATGGCTCCTGGAGATGTGCGACACGCTACAGATACCGGTGCTGGACCTATACACCCTCACCGGAACGGTGGGGCAGTTCAAGTCCGGTTACTCCTTGGCAGGAATTGCCCTGGACGCCAACGCGGTCACATTCGAGGATGCCCCGCTCTGGGCCGCCCTGCTGGATAGCATCAAGGCCCAATCCTCCACCGTACTGCCGAACACACTGGTCGGAACCGTGACGCCACGGAAGGCTCAGGTCTTCACCGCCCAAGCGATCGGCTCGGCCACGCTCGGAGACGCCCTCGCACGCTGCGGGACCATCTCCACGCCGGTCGGGGCTCGTGTGGCCACCGACAACCTGGGGATCGGATCCAACGTCGAGGTGTTCCGACATGAACGACGAACCTTGTCGTTTGTGCTGACGGACGCCAGTGGAAGCCCGATTGATGTCCGCGGGATATCGTTGCGATTCGTCGTTCACGACACCCAGGCGACGCCGACGACCACCCATGTGATGGAAGGCGACGACCTCACGGTATCCGGCGATGACGGCAATGTGATCAACGTGCATCTGACAGAGACGTCGACCGCGGCGGCCAGGCGGGACCTGGTTTACCGCCTGTGGAATGCAGACGACCAAGTGGTGTTGTCGCACGGCCAGTTCACCGTGCGGCAGGCCATCTACGTACTCGAGGCATAACCATGGGCTACTGCACCGCCCAGGACATCTATGACGTCTTCCTTCAGACCGAGGTCGATAGCTGGGTGGATCCCTCTGGCGTTCTGTCATCCGAACAGCGGGCGGCACGGCTGGAACGGGCCATCGCCTACGCGACGGCCGAGATTGACGACGCCCTTCGCGGCGGCCCGTACGTCCTGCCACTGACGGGAACTTCGACCGGGTCGATGGTTACGATCACCAACATCGCCGCGACGCTGGCGGGTGTCTGGCTGTACGAGGCCCGTGGTGTTGTGGATTTCAACCCCGACACCGGGGCCCCAAACCACCGTCTGACGTGGAAGCGGACGGAAGCCCGCAACGTGCTGAGAGACATCCGGTCTGGCCTCCGGGAACTCGATTGCGCCCGGGTCTTGTCGGCGCCGACGTCGCCGGGGGTGGTCCGGTGAGCGATATGGCACGCATTCGGGTGACGTATCAGATGCAGAACGCCGAGACGCTGCTGCGAAACGCCACGCCCGGATCCAGGGCGACCCGGAAGATACTGACGTCCTGGTCCACGCGATACAAGCGATCGTCCCACGCGCGCTTCCGTCTGCTGTCCCAGGCCGACGGTGGCGGCGTCTGGAAGCCCATGGCCGAAAGCACCAAGCGGCAGCGACGCCACGGACGCGGTGGAGGCCACAAACGAGGAACACAGGCATACCGCAAGGCCATCGCTTCGGGCGGAGGTCAGATCTCGCTGCTCTGGGACACCGGCCTGCTGAGAACGGCGCTCGATCCGTCCGGCCAAGTGAAGCCTGGTGGCCTGCTCGAGTTCACGGATACGAACGTTCTGGTCGGATTCGGCGGGCCTGCAAAGCACGGGGAAGACGACTTCACAATCGCCCAGCTTGCGGAATGGCATCACTACGGCGGTACGAACGGACGTCCGCCCAAACGTGAACTCCTCGTTGAACCGACAGAGGACGTCAAGAGTGAGATGGTAAAGGACGCCGTCACGATCCTATCGGGGGGCTCGCGGTGACCGAAGCAATCGTCAACCCGAACCCGTTCCGGATGCTCTACGATCTGCTCTGGCAGATCCTGGAAGACTCGGCCGACTTCTGCGAACTCGTCAAGCCCGGCAACAGAATCAAGTTCACAGGCAATGTCAGTAGCTTCGTGAAGGATCAGATGGGACAAGCAGACCTTCCCGAGGTACGCATCCTCCATTCTGGCGGAGAAACCAAGTATTTCATCGCCCAAGGCATTCACCAATGCGTGCGGAACCTTGTCTTGCAGATGACTACAGGGGACCTGCGTATTACCTCCATCCCGAGCGACCTGGAGTGGATCATCTTTCTGGCACTGGGGCAATGGCCGCAACGGGCGGGGGCGCTGACATGGAAGGACGAAACGTTCGTCAAGGAACTGCACATTAACGGCTCACAAACCGGGATCGTCCAAGACCACTTGGGCCCCGGAAATCGGGGCTGGACGACGGTCTGGCAGTGCAGCGTCACATGCCGTTTCAAAACGATCCACCTGTAAGGAGTTGAGAACATGGGCGTCATCAATGGCATGCTCGGGCTGGTCAACGGGGTGGCCAACACCCGGAACTGGCAGGTGAAGTACAACACGAACCCTCAGGAAATCATCTCTTCGGCCAGCAAGGGCGGCGTCGATCGCTTCCTATGCGTCCGCGACTGGACGGGCAGTTACGCGGCGTTGGGCGGGGTGCCGGCGAGTATGCCCGGCGCGGCCCTGACGTTCAAGGGCGTGACCGACCAGACCTCAGGGGCTCAGAAGGGCTGTTACGGTACCGCCATCGTCGAATCGGTCTCGATCGCCTGGGACCTCGAAAGCGGCGCGCCGATCGCCCACACGGTGAATTTCGCCGGCAACGGTGTTCTCACGTGTGGGACCGTCAGCGGCATTACCGGAGACTCCGGGACGATCCCGGACGGTCCCCTGGGAACATTGGTGTTCACGGGCGGTCCGACGAACATCCAGCGGATCACCTTAACGATCACCGCCCGAAATGCTGCCTACTCCAGCAGTGGCACTTCCGGTTGGAAGAATCGCGTCAAGGGCGCAATCGACGCCACGCTGGCCATCGCTGCGCTGGATGAGGCCCCGGACCTGTCGATTACTCCGGTTAGCAGCCTGGAGATCGCCACGGGCTCGGCCTGGACGTTCGGGGCCAACAGTTGGGCCCTGATCGACGCCGACGTCAACGATGACATCCAGGGAGCCGGCCTGGTCGTTGTGAACTACAACTGGGGCTTCAAGTCGAACACCGGCACGATCACGGTGCCCGGCGGCGGTACGACGTGGTTCCCGGCGGCCGCCTAGCGGCGCGTCGGTCGGATCGGGTTGGAAGGACATCACGACATAGGGAGCTAGCACATGAGTGACGGAACAGGCATGAACGCGGCAGAGGTAACGGGTGCTCCGGGCGAGGTGACCCTCGGCGGGCGTACGCTGACGATGGGTCCGATGACCTTGGGCGACTGGGGCCGGTTGAATCAGTTCCTTCGCAGCCAATACGTGGCGACGGCCCGTGCGAGCCTTGCCAAGGACGCCAATGAGTCCCAGCGGCGGATGACAGAAGAGGTCGCTCTGAAGGCCTCCTTCGGGATCACCTGGGAGGCGCCGGACGCTGCTGGTTATGTCGAGTCTTGGGAATGCATGACCTGGATTCTCTGGATGTCCATCAGCAAACACCACCCGGACATCACCCTGGAGTGGATTCGCAAGGCCCTGGATGACCTTCCGACGTTCCGTCGGCTGCGACACGACTGGGCCCGGATAAACAACCTAGTTGGCGGGGGGGAAAAAAAAGACTCACAGCAGACGGACTGACCTGGAGTCCGTCTATCAATTGCTGGCCGATCTGCATGGGTGGACGGCTGAGCAGTGCGATGGACTGACACTCGACCAGGCTGGGATGTATCTGAGGAAACGTTCGCGACCGGACTCGCCGCTGGGCGGGACTGAGTCGCTGTTCGCCTGGATGCGAGGTTTGAGACGTCATGGGTGAGACCAACCGCGTTGCCTACGAGTTCACGCTGGACACCTCGGCCTTGGCTGAACGGCTGCGTGGTGTGAAGGCCGAGTTTCTCAACATGGAGAACACGGCCAAGTCCACCGCGCGTTCGATCAGCGACGCCATGCGGCAATCCGTGGCGGCCGGATCCGGTGGCGGCGGCTTTCGAATGGCTGGTCTGTCCAGTGGTCCTACCGGCGGTACCGCATCGTCCGGGTTGGGCTACGTGGCTGCCGCGGCGAGACAACGCGCCTTTCGCGAGAACATGATGGCGTCGCTGGCCGATTCCGAGAGAGCCGACAACGAACGGTTTTCCATTCGGATGTCCGGACTTCGGGAGACGATGCGACGCGAGATGGGCACAGGGGCTGTGTCCAGTGACTTCTCGCCGCGCGGATGGTCGCAACGGATGGGGGGGAGCAATCAGACACTGTTCAAAGGCTACGATCTGTCAGACCTCACGGCCATGGCTGGGAAGAAGGTTGGGGCAGCGGCCGAAGGAATGCCATTTCTTCAGAACCTCGGCATCACACAGGCCCTCGGGAAGTTCGGCGGGGCACTCCCCGGCATCGGTATTGCCGCGGGTGTCGGATCACTCGTTTCCCAGGCCTACGGGGCCGCATCTGAGAAGAACGCGTCCTTCGGCGACCTGAGGCGATCGTTCAGAGCGATGGGGGCGTCCAATGCTGAGGGCGAGGCGAAACGCATTCGAGGTTTTGCCGAATCCATGGCCGACGTGACCCATTACACGCATGAGGAGGTGGAAGCGGCGTCGGCATTGGCATCTCGGCTCAGTGGGCTGACCGGGCCGGCACTGGACGAAGTCGCCAAGGTCGCCATTGGTCTTGCCGCACGCCTTGGGATGGATCTGCCGGAAGCCACGAAGCTGGCTGAGCGTTCCATGAACGGTCACACCGAGACGCTGGAACGATACGGCGTGAAGATCACGGAGGGGGCCAGCGCGGCCACGAAGTGGCAAGAGGTGATGGCATACTCGGCCAGAGGCTTGGACCTGGAGAAGGAGAAGCTGAATAGCGTGTCCGGTGTCATGTCGCGTCTTCGGAAGGAATGGTCGGACATGTTGGCCGAATCAGGGCAGCCGCTGACCTGGGTCGTCAATTGGGTGGTCAAGAAGACGGCCGGGGCGGCCGTGGAGACTATTGACGCGGCTCGGGAGGCAAATGCGGACTTCGGCACGCTGATCCGTGCCTTCTTTGGCAGCGAGGATGCCAAGAAGGAGATGGCAGACCGGGCATCCTGGAAGCAGCAGAGCGACAACGCGAAGCGCACGAAGGTCGCGGAGGATGCTGAGGCTGCCCGGAAGAAGGCGGCCGAGGAAGAGGCCAAGGCCGAACAGGACAAGAAGGTTACAGCCTTTGCCGAAACAGCTGCCGCCTTGCGCGATCAGACCTCATCCTGGGACTTGGAGGCCCAAGGGCTGACCAGCCAGTTCGATGACAAGCGGATGAAGCTGGAAGACGAGTATCGCAAGAAGCTACGCGATGCCGGCAACGACAAGCAGAGGTCGGATGTGGAGAACTGGAAGCGCTCTGGTAGTGCGAAAATAGACTTCGAGGAGGCCAAGTACTGGGAGAAGTTCGACGAAGAGCTGTCGCCGCTGAGGCTTCGCGCGCAAGGGGCTGATGAGTGGACTATCAGGCGGAAAGAGATTGAGAATCAAGCCGCCCAAATGCGGCGGGAATTCGGACCAGCCCAAGCCTACAAAGCAGACGAGTGGGAGAAGGTGCATCTGGCAGAGGGGTTGAGGCAGAAGAAGGAGGCCGAGAGAGGCGATTATGCGTCGATCGACCTGACTGCCCTCAAGGTATCGGGTGCTAACCCGTTCGCCCTGCGTGAAGCCCAGGCACTTCAGGAGTACGAGGCCAACGTCGCCAAGGGCATGGACGCTCTGTTAGCGAATAACCTCCGATGGTCTCGTCGAACAGAAATCCAGTTCGATCGCGACGAAGTCAATCAGGGAATCCGCCGGCAAGCGGAACTCATGCAGACAGAACGGCTGTTCGGCAAGGCGGCATCACGGGAGAAGGGGCTGGAGTTCGAGGCCGAGGACCTCCGCAAGAAGGGCATCGATGATGAGACCATCCAGTCACTCATGGAAGAGAAGCGGTTGGCGATGGCCGAGCAGCCCACCTTCTCCGGCCTGACGGAGATGTGGGACAAGATTCAACTCTCCGCCGCACAGGGCGGGTCCGACCCCAATGCCCGAGCGAACGAATCCACCGCCAAGAACACTGAGAGGAGTGCCGCAACGCTGGAGAAGGTCCTGGCCGCCATCGAAAAGGGATTCGACAAGAAGAACGAGGCCCGCTTCGCCGCGGGAACTACGGTGGGATGAGATATGGCAATCACGGACACCACAACCGAACGCATTGGCGACGTGGTTCGTGTATCCGTGACCAGCAACCTCACCGCCCCGGTTTACTTTCACTGGTATGTGGACGGCTGTTGGTTCGGATCGACGGATAAGCCGTCGCGGTCGTTCGTCATTCCCGAGGATCAGCAGCCACGCATCACCGTTATCGACACGGGCGACGAGTACTTCGACGGCCTCGCAGCGGCGACGGCCCACTGGTCGCACCGCCGGGTTCTCTGGTGGGTCCGGAGCCTCGATACCGACGTGGCGTACTACCGAATCGAGCAGAGCAAGGACAGTGGGGCGTGGACGCCGATCGGTCGCGTCCCGCGGAACCGAGAACAATGGTCTTACGAGTTCTTCACGGATCGGTTGGACGACCTTTCGACGTATTCCTGGCGAGTGGTCCCCGTCGACGCAGTAGGCAACGACGGCGACCCGTTGTTACTCGGAACGGAGCGGATCGTCCGTCGGCCTGATGCCCCTGCCGTATCGGCGAGCTACTCGGCGGGCACGCGACGCGTGACCTTTGCGGAGGCCGAATAATGGGCGTGGTATTCGACGGCTCCGAAGCCCTGAAGGTGTCCGGCCCCAGCGGGTTGTCAGGGATGTCCGCCTGCACATGGGCCTGCTGGTTGTATCTGAACGAATACCCTTCGACGGTCGATGGCGTCTTGGCCTTACACGACAGTGGCGGCAGCAACTTCCTGAAGGCCCTGTACCTATTCAAGAACGGAAGTGCCTACGAGCTGGTGGCACAGATCAGCTATTCCGGAACACCGAAATTGGCGGCCGCCCTGTGTCCACCTGTGGGTGAATGGCACCACATCGCCTTCCGATGGGCGTCGGCGGTGAACTCGGGATTGCCCGAGGTGTTCGTCGACGGCGTGGATGCGACGTCGCGAACCGATTCGGGTAGTGGTTCGCCAAATGATAGTGATACCGGCCCTCTGACCGTTGGCGCGGCACGGCTGGCGGCGTGGCTCTACATGGTAGGAGCGGTTTACGACGCAGCGATATGGGACAGTCGCCTTACGGACGGACAGATCGCGTCCTTGGCGGCGGGAACCGAACGGCCCTCCGATCTTGGTGCGACGTGGTACTCCACGCTTTCCGGCCCGGACGGCGAGGCCGTGCAAGTTGGGGACGAAGGCCTGGACGACCTGGGAGATGGCCCGAACGATCTCGACACCATCGTCGGGACTCCGGTCTACTTCGCCGACCCTAACGACGAGCCGCCCGTTCCGGCGTCCGCCGACAAGGTCAAGGTGAAGGTCGGCGGCCTCGAAGTGATCAGCCTTCGGATCGCGGGCACGGTTGGCGGCGTCGTTCCTCTGATGGCCGCCGGCATGAACGGGCCCGGGTTGGGCCGTCTGCGATACGTGGCGGCCGATGCGACTCTCGCGTGGCGGGCCCCGTTCTCATTGAACTACGGAGCACCCGTGGACGTGTCCGCGGATGGGATCTATGTCCTGACCGACGGTGGCGATGTGGATAAGTGGTTCCGCGTCGAGGTGGTGGCGGCCTGTCTGCCGGCGGACGACGAGGAAGAGCTCGTGCAACTCCGCGACATCAGCAACAACGACGTCGCCAGCCACGATGTCACCGCGTCGGAATCCTCAGAGGGCGACGTCGAGATCTGGACGTTCTCCGTGGTCAACGAGAGCACCGAGAGGGTGCATGACTTGAGGGCGTGGCTGGCCACCGCCAATTCACACCTCTCCCTGTCGGCTAACGGCTCAACGTGGACGGGCCCAAACAATGAAGCCGACGGAATCGCCCTCGGCGATCTGTCACCAAGCGAAACAGCATCGCTGTATGTGCGGCGTTCGATCCAGGCAAGCACTGCGTCAGACCCGAGCGTCTTGGCACACGTGCGGTTTTCTTACGGTTAGGAGGTATCCAAGACATGGCCGTGTACACGCTGGTTCTGACCGGTCTGCAGACGGGAGGCACTGCCAACAGTTTCACAACGATCGCAGGCATCAAGCTCGGCGGGGCCGCGGGATCCCGTGCCCGTCTGAGATCGTTGGAGGTTTCCGGCGGGGGTGGAGCAGCCCAGGACGTACAAGTCACGTTGAAGGGATTTCGCCATACGAGCAACGGCTCGAATGATGGTACGCCCGGTTCTTCGCCGAACGTAAACACAGTCGGGAAGAACAATCCCAACAGCGTCGCATCCAACGTGTCGAGCATTGGGATCAACTACTCTGCCGAACCGCAGGCATTGGACACCGGCCCTTGTTGTGGCGGAGGGCTCAATAGTCGCGGGACGTTCATCAAGGAGTATGACATCGTAACGGCCCCTGAGTGGAACAAAGACCAGATACTCTGCCTGCAGGCGTCGCCCGGGTCGGCGACACAGGTGAACCTCACGGCAACGTTCGTGATCGAAGAGTTCTAGTGGGGCTTTCAACGGTCGGAGCTGTCGGCCACCAGGCGGGAACGCGGTGAGATACTCCATTTCAGTCTCCGGGGTGCTGTGTCCGACGGCCGGATATCGGATGGCCATCGCACCGCCGTTTCTACCGAAGCCTCTGCGTCTGTGGTCGTTGTCCATTGGGGCCACCAACGACGCGTCGGATATGGCTGCAGATGAGAATCAGGACGTGCTGGTGTTTCGTGCCGGCGTCCAGGCGTTTGATTACCTCCATCGCGACCGAACCGCCGACGTGCAGATCCTGCAATTGGACAACACCGTGGCCGTGTACGGAACGATCCCAACCGTATCGGTCAGTCCGACCGGGACGCTGAGTTCGGTGGAGCCCGGCGCCGTGGCCGGTGGTGGACGGCATGTGAGCTATCCATTCATGCGGCGCTGGACTCAGGACATGGCACCAGAGGCCCTGGCGAACCAGATGCTCCTGGTGTGGGCATCGGCGATCGAGGGTGCCATCACGATCAATGCGGAAGTCGAGGTATGAGAACCTACCTTCTGGAAGACAACTTTCCATGCCCGCAGGGCGGGTGCTCACCCGTGATCCTGACTCCAATCTGGGGCCTGTTTCCAGGGGCACATCGCATCCGACTGCGTCGCGTCGGCATGATCACAGGCGACGAATACAGCAATACGCAACTGTACACCGTCACGCACTTCGCGATCTGCATCGCCAGCGGCGCCTCGGCAGGGTTCGGTGATGTCTTCAATGTGGACAACGTCGTTGGCAAGCAGAGTCCGGACCAGCCGACTCCCTACGGGATGACGTTCAGACGCTTCGCCCAGAATCCTGCCGTGCTCGGCAAGTGGTCGTACACGGGTCAGACGTCGGGCCGCGGCACCTGGTTGGATTCCGTGTTCGAGTGCGGACCATGGATCCAGTCGCCGCAGATCCTGGTGGTTGGCGTGAGACCACAGAAGCTCCTCGGTTACCTCGGCGGAATGATCAAGCAGTGGTACCGGGTTCGCGTGGAGTGGGAGGGCCAGCAGTGAGTCGCGCCGCCTGGGCCATAGTCGATGACTTCGGGGAGTGCCGATCTCACGTGGTCGAATCGGTTCCCCAGGAGCCGCCTCCGACGCCGCCGTCGCGGGCCTTCCTGGTCTACACACCCTCCGAACCGCCACCAGAGGACCTCCCGACAGGCTGGATGTTGCTGGAGCCGATCAGCCCTCCCGAGCCGCCACCACCTCCGCCGTCTCGCAGCTTCTTCGTGAAGCCTCCGGAAGAGACGAGTTCGGTCAATCTCGGCTGGCTGTTCGTCCCGGATACGTTGCCGCCCGAACCGCCGGCAGCACCGCCCAGCCGATACCTGCAACCCGTGATCCAGGGTGAAGCCGTCCAACGCCGTCAGATCGACATCCGCGGTGTATATCGCATCTTCAATGCTTCTGCCGTTCGATTCCGCCGCGGTGCCACGCCGCCTGCGGAGGGTGACACGCCCTACGCCGAAGCCTCCGGTCTCCCGGCCACGCCAACGAACACATTCGCCAACGGGACGTGGTACGTGGCGGCGTCGCGTTTCAACGGGTGCCTCGATTCCGGATTCGCCCGTCTCGATTCGTCCGACCGGACGACGATACGTCTGGACGTAAGCGACGACGGTGGCGTACGGGCGGCCCCGGACGGCCCGGGGACGTTCTACCTCGAGGTCCAGGCCGGCGGCGTCGTCCGCGTGTGTGCCGTCTACCGACAGACGGGAGACCTGCGGGCGACCCAGTGGGCGATCACTTACACGACGAACGGGGCAACCCCGGGCGAGGATGCCCCGGACCTGACCCGCGGGATCATCTCGTCTGGCCCGTCTGTTTTGCTCTACGACCTGCCTGCCCAGGAGGACGGAACGGTCGTGAAGGTCCGGCTACAGACGAGGCGTAACGACGGGACCGACGGGGATCCATTGTGGGTCTACTCGGACGGGTCCGTGGTGTTGACGGCAACGGCAGACGCCGTCGTGACGGACACGCCCCCGGCGGGCGACGAACACGAATAGGAGTCGTTTCATGGGTCGCGTCATGGTGCCCTACGAGGAAATGGACGGCAGCCCCGAAGAGGTGTTCGGCCATGATGAGTTCCGGGCGACGGTCCGGATCATGGTCCCTTGGAACCGGCGATACGACGCCGTCGATGCGATGATGTACTCCCGGTATCCGCGGCGGCCGGACTACCCGGCCTTCTGTTGGCACGTCGGCATACAATCGTTCGGCCAGTGCCTCGCCGCCGAAGACGTCGCATCCATGACGGCGTTCGACAAGGCGATCCTCACGGCCACCTACTCCACGAAGAACCCGTCGGCGGAGGACCTATACACCGAGGAACTCATCCCAACGATGCGGTTCCTTACCGAGCCGTCGGAGGGGCTCTACTGGGATGACGGGTCGACGGACAAGATTCCCGTCACCGCGGAACAGGCTCAGGGCCGGCCGATGATGGGAGCTATCTATAGGCTGAACCGATTCCTGCTGACCGAGGTTCCCGATTGGACAGACACGTTGCTGGGCAAGACGAACGCGTCGGCCTACACGGTTCGGACACCTGGCCTTTCACGGACCTACGCTCCGCAGACGCTGGTGTTCCAACAACCAAAGATCAGCCGCGCGTTCAAGGTGGACGGCACGTACAAGTTCAACATAGGGATCGAGCTCGAATGGAAGCCGAACCGCTGTCCACTCACCGGGAAAGACTACGGGTGGAACTACTTCTGGCGGCCCCGGGTCGGCACGTTTCAACGAATGGTGCGGTTGACGGGATACACCACCGTCGGCGAGGGCGAGGACTACAGAGAGGTTCCGGATTATGAACCGTACGACCCGTTTCCCCCGGACAACTTCAACCAGATATGGAGTTGATCGTGGCCACGCCGATTCCCTTGGTACAACCCGACGACGCGATAACGGCTGACCTGTTCAACGCCATCGCCCGAACCCTCAATGAATTGACCGGGGCGACGGACGCAACGAAGCAGCCTCGCGGCCTGGACCGCAACCAGGATGTGATCTGGGCGTGGGTGGTCGAGGACATCGCCGACGGGGCCCTCTGGGGCAAGATTCGACAGTGGGACGACATACACCACATCCCGATCGGCCCTGAGCTTCGCCTGATCGGGACGGAGGTTTCTCCGTTGCCGGCGTTGGCCAAGGCGAAGATCGTCGCCGTCCGTCGATTCCGCGACGTCCAGCGGAAGATCGATACGTATCGCTTGGTCAGTGGGGCATCCGGATCGATCAATCAGATAATGGTGGTCACGACGACACCGGGGGCGGACGACACGACGATCCGCGGGGCCAAGCGTGCCACGGTGACGGTCGACGAGGGCACGCTGATCTTCGGCGTTGAAGGCGACGAGGTCGAGGTGCTGGTGCTCACCGATCCGTCCGGTGGGAAGGTCAGGGAGTGCAGTCCGCTGCTCGACCTGGGATGCAAGTTCTGGGCGACCCGGATTTCGGGTTGGTGGGTCTGCCAGCAGATCCTCCTGGTCGGTAAGGAGTGTTGAATATGGACGCGGGCCTCACATGTGGGAATGCCGTCGGGTGCTGTGGCGATCAGGTGTGTAACGTCTATCGCCAGCCCCTGGCGATGCTCGATTGTTCGCTCTGTTCTCACAACGGAGGCTCGGGGTCGGCGGTGGTATGTCGTCCGGGTTGCCCGTCGAAGCTCGTCTCTGGCGGCAGGGAGGCGTGTGCGACCCTTGGCAAGAACTGGCCGCAAGGCGACCGGCCGCCCGGTCTTTTGTGCCCACGAGGCAGGGCGTGATATACCGCGACGCGACAACCCGACGGGTCCTGCGCAACAGTGACCGAACGCTGCGGCGGTGCTGCTGCTGCCCGGCCTATGTGCGGGCGGATTGGGGGCCGATGCTGCACCCGGAGATCAACTGGTTGCCATTGGGGTGTCCGGATCTGATGGGTGGGACACGGCCTGGTGAATCAGGGCGTTGCGGCTGGGTCACGTTCCTCAACAACCCGCTCGAACTGCCGGTCGTGGCGGGTGCCGAGAGTGATTCGGTTGGGATCCTGTTCGGCTGTGGCGTAGACATCAGTAACAGGGATTTGTCCTACGCCAGATACTGCGGGTGCGGAACCGGTGATTTCCTGTGGCTGTTCACCGCCTCCACGCGGTTCGAGATGGTCGCAGTGGACTCAGACCTGTTAAGAAGGTTCCTGAGCGGCCAGGCCTCGATCACGCTGGCGGGGTTGTATCGGTACTACTACCACTACACCGGAGGTTGGCCCGGGACGTCCGAGTTCCTCGAAGACCACAACGGAACGGTGACGCTGACGGTGGTCGTCGGGCCGTAAACTGTGCCAATATCTGGCCTCGCTATTCCCACCGTATGCGGAAGGGGTAGTCCCTGTTGCCGGCGTGCGTGAAGATCCGCATGGTCAGAGTCACTTCCGGCGATGTCGGAGACTCCATGAAGGTGAAAGCGAAATCCAGGAATTGGTCAGAGAATAGGTTGGTGCGGACAAGGTTGGTGAGCGTGTAGAGGTACTGGCCCGTTGGCGGCACTATCCTGGTCTCATTCAGATCTTCAGATGGAGCGAACCTAAGGTAATCCTCGGGTGTGATCAGGCTTACTGTAAGGTCACCGGGGGCGAAGGTGCGGCCGGAGCCATTGTGAATCATGCATGAGAACCATGTCGATGCCTTCGGGCTTGCGACGACCAAGTCGTTTGACGAGATGTCTTGCCGGTTCACATAGACGTCAAGGTCTATCTTCCCGGCCTGTCCATCCTTCGTCGGATTCTCCACGCACCAGCGAATTCGTTTGGTCAGCTCCGGCAGCAGGATATCCTTGATCTGCCCCTTGTAGACGATGTGGGGGAAGTGTTTGAGATCGAACGGAATATCGTCTACCGTTCGCGCCAGCAGGACCGTTTCCTTGCCGAGGGCGTGAGCATAGCCGATCTCGTAGAAGACATTCGCGTTCTGTCCTGTCACATCTGCAACGATGAAGTCCGCCTTGGCGATCTGGTTGTAGATCCGCTGCAGAATGGTACCCGTGAAATTCTGTTTGTCCACACGTTCGCAATACGCACCTGCCTGCTCACACGCCTTCTTGATGCCAAGCTCGTAGATGTCATTGAACTCCTCTTTAAAGGGCATCAGGACGAAGCAGAAGGGTTTCGGCCTAGTGGTCATGGATTGTGTTGGTTCTGGCTTGTCGGACATCGGTCGGCTCGCTCCTCATCTTGCCCATGGTGGAGAAGACGCCTACGTCATTGGCGTCAGAATACCCGTCCCTCAGTTGTGATCAAGGCCCAATCTCCGCCAAGGAGCATTGATTCGAGGTCATAACCCGCCAGCGATCGCATCCAGACCATTCGCCGAAAATCGCAGTTGCACTTCGTAGCCACGTGGCACAATGCAGCCTTACAGACAGGACGTCTAAGTGGCATTTCAGAAAGGACAAGCCCATGACCCTGGACAATGTACTGAGCTTCCTCAAGGACAACGGACCGGCGATCGGAAACTGGTTTCTCTGGATCCTCGGGGCCACTGTTACGATCCTCACGGCCGTGAAGACGTTTCGGCAGGGGCCGACGCAATCCGCGGCCGATCTCTGGGCGAGCCTCTGGAACGCATTCAAGAGCCTGCCGAAGCCTCCGACGTCGCTGAAGTTGCTGCCCTTCGGATTGGCCGGCCTGCTCGTGTTCGGGTGTGCATCTCCGTATCAGAAGATGTTGGACACGATCCAAGGCGCCACGGTCGAAACGATCAAAGAGACGGCCAAGAACGGCCTCGGCCAATATCAGGCCGGAGCCCAAGTCATCAATCCTGGATACGACGTCGAGGTGGGAATCCTGGCCCGATGCTCGGTGAAGATGACGGGCGTCGCTGGCCAGATTCAATCGTCGGGCCAAGGTTCACGGACACCGATGACCACGCAGGAAGCGGAGACCGCCAACCACGTTATCCGCGATACCTCGATAGCGAATCAGGACAAGCGTGACATGCTCAAGGGGGTCGGGCGAGCGATCGCCTCAGGTGCCAGTGCCATCAACGAAGACGTAAGGGACGCCGCTGGCCTGAACAACCAGGCGTTGACCGATCAGAGCATTCTCGTGATGTGCTACAGGATCATGCTCAGTAGAGAGCTTTCTAGCGAGAACAAGCGTGCAACCGTGTGGAGCTTTGCTCTGGCCGCCTCTCCGGAAACGAAGCGAGAGATTCAGACGGCACTGAACCAGGTTATCGGAGAGGAAGTGGTGGTCCCTCCGAGTCCGACTACGGCCCCAGCCCAATGACGAATGCGAGGGCTCCGCCTCATGCGACTCTCTGTCTTCCTTCCTCTGACCTTTGCCTTGGGCGTCCCCGGTGGGTGCGTTTCACCAAACAAGCCCATCGTCGACGCCCAGGTGAAGGCGGACGCGAAGGTAGGGCTCGCGAATTCCACGCAGGAACAACAGACGAGGCAGGGCGGGACATCTGGGGGAGACCTCACACAAACCAACAACGACACCGTGCTGCTTCGATCCCTCATCCGATGGAACGGGGTCGTTGACCTCGTGGGGATTGTGTCTGCGGTAGCTGTTATGGGGTGGCTTGTCTGGATGTTCGGGTACAGGCCCGGGAACTGGCAACGTAAAGAAGCGTGGAGCAACGGGAATGCCCAGCCTAAGTAGCATGCTGAAGGGGTGGCGACAAGCCCTGGCGATACTGATCGTCGGTCTCGGAGGCGGCGCCCTGACGGTGACCGTGGCCGGATTCGGCCTCGATAAGAGAATCGACGTCCAGGCTACCAAACACGACGGCGATATGAAGGCCAACGACGCTACGCATCGCGCGATCGATGCGACGCTGACACGCATCGACGGGCGCTTGAACGGAATCGAACGAACTGTGAGCCGAATCGCTGGGAAACTCGGGATCCCCGAAGAGGCCGTGGCGGCCCGCATTGAACCCGTCCGGGCGGAGCCGACTCCATGAAGCACTTCATCCTCGCCGCCATGTTCGGACTACTCGGTCAAGTCTCGTTTACGGAGGTGCATTGCGACCGCGTGCAGAGGCCGGGTCTGTCACGAATCAACGGCAAGGTGACGGATGCCGTAGGAATGCCCATCCCCTATGTGAGGGTGGCAGCGTGCGATCCGAACATGAATCCGGCCACGCCCGACATGCGATACTTGGTCGGACTGACCGTCACCGACGCCAATGGCGGATTCGAGTTGTGGGGCCACCCGAACTATCCTCTCACCGTTTGGCCTATCTCGCGTCAACTCTGGCCGTGCGACGACGGCAACTATCTCATCGGCCCGGCCCCAACGACGCTTTGGATCGAACGAAGTCAGTAGGTACCGTGTGATGATGTTTCCGGTGAAGTCTGTCTGCCATCGCGTGCGAGTGTGGCTCATCGCCTGGTGGTGCAGGCTGCGACTTTGGGTGTGGCCGGTTCGTCCCACGCCATCGCTGGGCCTGTTGGCAACCGTGGCCTACGGCGTCCTGCGTGAGTCTCTTGGTATCGACTACAATGCCCTCCAGGAAGAGGAGCAAGCGCATATCGTGGCATCTATGCAGGCCGTGACCACAGACCGACTCTCGGACTTCTGCCAGGCCGCCCTGGATGCCGCCCAGGAGATCGTCTGGCGCCACCGAGTTGCCATGACCGCCACCCGGAATTGATGTAGCAACCAACGTAGCAACGCACGCGCAGACGGTTATCGAGTGAAATCTCATGAAGGGTATTGAAATCCGGAACCCGCAAGCCCATAATGCGTTGCGTCACAACCTACGCTGCCATGGGACCTTATGAAACCCCCAGAATCGCTTCCCAAGCTGGACGTCGAGGGTTCGAATCCCTTCGCCCGCTGTGCCGCATAGCATCGCTATGCTGTTACTCGACATCGTCCCAAAGCGCGTTAAAGACCCCCTTTCTATTGGTCAGCATAGCGGACGGGGACCTTCCCCTTGATGCCCATTCCACACTCAGGACACCGCCCTATCTCATCGCCTGTCAGGTTGTACCCGCACCTCTGGCAATGTCCCGGAGGGAAGCGGAAGCGACCACGGTATCGATGTCGATTCTGAAGGGTCCACAGCCGACGCAGACCCCACATCATTGCAGCAAGCGGCAAGGTCATACAAGCGAGGCTACTCAGGGAGTAGCTCTGCGCTGTTTGCGCGGGTTGCGGAGTCGAACGAGCAGACACGACACGAGTCGCTACGCTCCTTGTCAATATCAGCGCGTACACAACCGTCAAGCAGCTAATCACGGTGAAGCTGCCCCATATCGACACGTGTTGCCATCGAAGTCGCCGTATCACGGCTCAACCCGCCGGATCGGTCACGAGACATCACAGCTGAGCGCGTTCTGGTTCGGCCGTACACTGGAAACTCAGCCCGCCGAAGCCATACGGCGTTGGAGCGTTCGGGACTGTCAGTTCTTATACTTGTTCTCTACCCGAACAAACGGAGTCGCGATCCGCTCGACCGCCCAAGGCTTTGGTGAATAGGGCAGGTCGAACTGTTCGTGTCGGATGTTGCCCTGCACATTCATTTCGGCGACCGTTTTGTAAGCCGATATGGCCTCTTCTCTCCTCCCCATCAGGTCCAGCATATGACCTTGCCATACGAGGGCCAGAGCGGAAGAAAACACGTCCTTCTGTGTCTGTAGCTTCTCCGACATCCTCTTGAAAACCTCAAGCGCGTCCTCGTAGCGTTTCACGTCGTACAGGGCGAGGCCCACTTTGAAGAGCGATTTGGAATCGAGTTCGGTCAGCCACTTGTCCGAATAGGCCTTGGCAATCTTCTCGTTCGAGCCTCGACCATACCCGGAACGGGTTACGAACTCTTCCGCATTCAGCGGTGGCGGCGGGACGTCAGCGGGGAGGTCCCGCCTGAAGCTGTTCGGGTCTGTCATGTGCCGCCTGTAGGTGTTGCCCACCCGGTACCACTTCCCGTCAGAATAGACAAACGCGTGCATGTGATCTCGCATCATGCTGCCCGGCCGTGATACAAAGATGGGGTGCAGACAGCCGTTCGACGGGGCGTCGGGCCACGCGGGCGTGCTGAGGAACGTCATATTGTCCACAAAGTGCTTGCAGCGCCAGCGCCATTGCTGGTCGGCATCGGTTCTCGTTTTCGTGGAAGTCCACCCCGCCACGTCCGCCTCGAGCTTCTCCTGCTTTGTGCTGTCCTCTGTGAGTGAATCCACGCTGGAGTTGACGTAGAGAGCCTTGTCCCGTTGGGCGATGGCGCAGCACCATGTGAGCAACGCTCGAACCGGTGTGCTCTGGTCACAGTATCTGGCGCCGGAGCAGATCTTCGCCTTCTCGCGTTCGTACTCCTCGGCCAAGGCGGCGTCTCGCTCGTTCCGCAAACCGCGATATTCCGGTGGAACATCGGCGAAGGTCGTGCCGTCCCGCTCCGGCCACAAAAAGGCAACGACGCCATCTGCACCTTCCCTGCCGTCAAAGTGTGTGCGGATCGTGACGGCCGTACGGCCGTCGACCTGATCGACCGCGACAGGCCGAGGGAAGGCGTCAAAGAAGATCGCGGACCTGGGCAGGACGAACCGAAAGTAGTTCAGGAAATTGTTGGAGCCGTTGCACTGCCACACGTACCAGGCCTTTCCCTCTTGCCACATCAAGTCGCGGTAGACTTCAAACCCAGACACTTTGATGAACCGGAATTTCTCTCCAGGCGGTACGGGATTCGGGAAATGGAGGTGGTAATAGCCGGTCGTCTTGGTGACGGGTTCCAGTTCGAAACGGAGTTCTCTGCCCTCCATGTCATAGTACTTGGGGTTCTGGTGAATCCCCATGAGCCCGACGCGGCATTTGTTGCTCGGCGAGGATTCCCTGTTCGGCACTTCGCTGATGCTGGCCAGCTTCCAGAGGCGGTCGCTCTCGACGTACGACGCTACAACGACGAGGCCATTGATAGGGATTCGTTTGGCCTCCTTCTCCTCTTGGGCGCACTTGTCTATTGCGAGTAGATCCTTGACCAGCGGGTTGTCCACCTCGAGCTTGATGGGTGCGCCGGAGGCCAGGGTGGCCTTCTGCCCCGGTGCGATGGTCGTGGTTGCTGAGGGTGTTTGAACCCTCACCTCCCCCTTTTGCACCGTCACCTCTGTCTTCTCCTGGGCGACTCCGACGAGTGCAAAGAACGACAGGGCAAACGCGGCGCGCAAAGCCTCCGTCCTGTGACACATGGCTGTTTCTCCTGCGGTCCTCAGTGGACCGATACCGTGAATTCCGTACCGAGCGCCTCGATCCTTCCTTGGGGTGTACTTATGAAGAACGGGCCGTGAGGGCCCTTCAGGTCCGCCGTCACTGTTCCCGAATCGACCCTGAACTCGACTTGCCCATTGAAAGCCTCCAACGACAACGTGCCGTTGGCTTTGAGCCGGACCGTGTTGTCGCCCTTCAGAGCCAAGCCCAGGGATGAACCGGGCGATGCATGGATGCGGTCTCCCACGCAGATGCGCGTCGATGCCGCCACTTCCTCCCATATCTTCGCGCCGGGGTGCTTGATCAGGACTGTGCCGGTAACGCTGCAAACCCGAATCGGCGTTACAGTCTCCGGCGCACCAGGTGTCTGTCGCGACCCGGCGACGATGCTCTGCACATGCGGAGCGCCGGATCGGGATCGGCCCAGCCCCAGCCCGATGGACACCCCGAGGACCAGCAGGAGGCCTGCCGCTGCGGGAGTCGGCAGCCCAAGGTGCACCGGCCATCGGAAGCTGACTCCCTTGGGTGCCAGGGGCCTGTTATCGAGTACCGGAAGAACCCGGTCTCGGGCCTC